GGCGCATAGTTCTCCTCGTAAATGTCGAGTGCCTCACCCTCGTCGGTGTGCCCCCTCAGCATGTCGTCGGAGACGAACGACGGTTCGACGTACTGGGTCAGGCGCTGGGCGAGCAGCTCATACAGGTGGGTCCTGCTCTTGTCGTTGTCGGCAGGTTTCAGGCGCCCAGGCGTAAGGACGAGCTTCATCTGGCTCGCGGTGAGCAACCCGCATCGAGCCTGCAGCCATTCCTGCGTGCCCTGGGCAAGGTCGGTGTGAACGGTGATGGTCATTGTGACGCCTTTTTATTTGGCTTCCTGTTTTTGGCGACGGCATCGAAGGCTTGTTGCATGTAACGCTTTGACCAGTTGTCCTGCTCGCCGTGAAGGGCCAGGTACTGCGCGCATTTTGCCTGCACGGCGAGAGGTTCGAGTAGGTAGCAAATGCGCTCAAGCGCCCACGCCTGCCGCTCCTGCAGCAGCTCGGCCTCGGTCTCCTTTGACGGCGGTGGCGACGTCGACGGGCGAGCGGGGAACAGGTAGTTTCGCGTCTGTGCGACGGCCTGGGCGGCGATGGCGTCAATCACGCTGGACAGGTCGTTGACGAGGTCATGTGCAACGCGCGCGAGGTCCTCCGGTGAGGCTCGGTCGATTGCGGCGTGCGCTGCTTCGCGGGTTTCATTGCTCATTGTTCACCTCAGGTTTGATTTTGTTTGTGTTCCCGTGTGTCTGGTCTCCTCGCCAAGCGCGCACCTCCTCGAGGACGACCATTGCGATGGCCCCGCCAGTCACCAGCGGGACGCGCCGGTGAGGGCACCCCTCCCGGCACCAACGCAGGACGGTGTCCCTGGTCACTCCCAGCGCGGGCCCAGCCTGGGCCAGCGTCATCAGCTTTCGTTTTTTTTCCATGTGTGTCCTCTCGGGCGTCCACGTCAGGACAGCCCACCCAGTAGGGTGCGCCCAGACTGTCGACGGGCGGTGAATCCAAGCACCCCCCGTTTCGGTCGTTACCCCGGCAGCGACATGCTGCCGGGCGGCCATTCCCCCGCCGCGTCGAAATCAGCGGGAAATCGTGAAGTTATTTCGCCTGCAGGTTGGCGACGAACCAACGGAGCCCGGCCTCGGTCAACCACCCCTCGCCGACCTCGGGGTCGCGCAGGCACTCATACAGCGCGTAATCGATCTCCCGCTCGATGCGAGCCGCTGCCATTTTTGGCGTCCACACGGTGCCGTCGATGGTTGCCCCTGCCCCGACGAGCCGGGCAGTGTCGACGACCGTGGTCAGGCCCGCGAGCAGCTGCCGGCGGCGAGCATCGACGCGGCCTTTCGCGGCCTGTGCCACCAGGTGGCGAGCATGTGCGTCGTCGTCGAGGGCCACCACGCAGGCGCCCGTGAGCAGGTCCAGGGCGGTGCTTGCGACGGTGCCCTGCGTCTCAGTGACCGCGACTGTCATGGCATCGAGTGCCCGGTGGAGCGCTCGTTGCGCGCCGCCGGCGGTCTTCCACGCGGTGGCATCCCAGCCCGAAGTTGCCACCTGCGGCCACCCGGCAGCCAACCGGATGAGGCCCTGGGCGGTCTCGATGGAGTAGCTCACTGCGCACCTCGCAGGGCGCCGAACGCCGCGAGGGCGCCAGCGAAACCGACACCGGTGACGACGGCCACACCGTCCACTGCGACGACCCAGCCCATGCGCCCATGGCGCGTCAGGGTAATCACACGTCCGCCAGATAGTCGGCGATGGCATCGGCGTAGTCGGCCTCGAAGGCTTCGCGGACGATGCGGTGGTCGCGCACCCAGTCGGCGAGCTCGGCGAGGGTCATGCCGTCGAGGATGGCGTCGAGGGCGTCGTCGTCGTCGGCGAATCGGCGCGCGGCCGGGTCAGGGAGCAATCGGTCAAAATCGGGCAGGTCTCGCATGGTGTTCTCCGTCGCCGGGGTCGTGAGCCGGCACGCCAAAGCCCCGGGCAGACCGGGGAATGCTGGGCAGGTTGTCGCAATCGGCACATCAGGCGGCGAGGCGGGCGCGGTCGGCGTTGATTTCGGCGGCCAGCTCCTCGGCCTCAGCAACGGCACGCTGGAAAGCGCAGCGGGCGGTGTGACCGACGTTCAGTTTTTCCCAAGTCGCGCGGACAGCGACGACGCCGCGAGCGCGAGCGCTGATCATTTTGGGTTCAACAGGGGCGCCGTCGACGAGCTCCACCTCGACGACAGCGACGCGGCGGTATTTGCCCCAGCAGGAATTCGGCATCTGCGCGGCGGCGGTCATTACGATGCAGGCGGTGTGGGCGGAGGTCGTGGTGGTCATGGTCGTGGCTCCTGTTGCGGCGGTGTGTGTCGTGCGCCGTGAGTGAACAATAATGCAGGCTGCATTATTTTTCAAGTTCCAACGTCAAGCAGGCATCCGCATTGCAACGCCATTCCAGCGTTTCCCGTGGAAGCGATGTGACGTGGCGCACAAAAAAAACGCGCCACCCGGGGGGATGGCGCGCGACACACACTCTCAGAGAGACCGGACCCGGGCCCACGACGGCCCAGGCCACAGGGTAGTCACCGGTGTCGACGACGTCAACGACGGATGGGTCGAACAGCGCGGACGGCGTAGGCTCGAGGGCGCTCGCCCCACATGATGCAGCCGGACAGGGTGCGCAGGTCCAGGCCCTCGACGCGCGCGGTGGCAGGGTCGCAGATATGCACCACCCCGACGATGCCCTTGGCGCTGTCGTCGACGAGGACTGCATGCGCGAGGACCCAGTGCCGGCCAGCGGTGCTCGCGTCGCTCAGGTCGGTGTCCACCCACAGCAGGCACGCCCCGCCGGCGGCGAGGGTGTCGAGGATGGCAGTGCGGTGGCTCGCAGTGTCGATGTCGTCGTAGACGTCGTCGCCGTTGTCGCCGATGGGGGCGTCGTCGCAGCGCAGGCCTTGCGCTCGAACGAGACGGCCCAGGCGAGCAGCGGCAGGGCGGTCCTGCGTCCACACTGCGGGCGTTGCGGCGATGCCTCGACTCTGGACGGTGAGGGGTGTCGCGAGCTCCTGCCTGAGCAGCAGCACGGCCTGGGCGACGGCGGTCACCGCGCACCCCACCCGGCCAAAGGTGTGCTGCTTCTTGTCGCGAGACAACCCGACGAGGTGGTCGCGCCAAGACGTGGCCCCCTGGTGGAGGACCCGGGAAGGGTCAAGGTGGCCGATGCGACGGAGGCTCAAGAGACCTTCCGAGGACGAACGGGCGAGGGTGCGACGTCGGTACTCGCCTGCCCGAGGGCGCTGGCCCAACTCGCGTGCCGGTCGGCAGCGTCGAGGTGTTTCTCGACGTCGTCATCGTCGACGGCATGCCCAGCCGCGAGCAACTTGTCGGCCCGCTCCTGCGCGCGCAGTCGGCGGGTGACGTGGTAGCTCGCGGTCGCGCGGAGGATGGCCACACCCAGCCAGGCGAGCGGGGGCCCGAACGTAACCGCTGCCCACACCACCTCGACGGGCACCCCCGGTGGTATCGGCACCTGCCCGGCGGCGAACGCGAGGGCCCCGAGGGAGCTGGCCCCACCCGCGACGACGGCGCCGGTGTGGTCGGCGAGGACGGTAGCGATGCCTGCGGTCATGTGCCGTCCAGGGTGAGGGTGAGGGGTGCGCGCATGCCTCACACTGTATCGCCCCGATGGTGCTGAGGCTATCTCCTTGCGGGCTGCCCGGGTGGGGGCAGGCGGCATCCGTCGCCGGCCATCTGCCCAGCCCCTCGGCGGCGCATGCAGTCCCCACGCGACAGGTCAAAATCGAGACCGTTCTCACCGGGAACGTCGACGACGACGCTGTCGGGGTGGTCGCTCTCCCATGCGTTGTTGCTCGCATGCATCAGCAGCTCGGCGTTGGCGAGCAGCCTGCCCAGCGGGCCCTTAGGCTCAGCCGGCGCGCGAGCTGGGGACTGCAGTCGCAGCGACACCACCGGGCAGCGGAACCGGTCCAGCTCGTCGGAGGCAAGGTTTTTTGCAACACCGCCGTCGACGTAGTGATGGTCGTCGAGGCCCCTGATTTTCTGACGCTCGAAAACGTAGGGAATGGCGGCAGTGGCGCAGGCGAGGTCGACGGCGCTGGCCCCGGGGTGTTCCCAGGACGAGATGATGCGAGGGCGCCCGGTCCATTGGTCGCTCACCATGCAGGCCACGGGGGTGCGCGCATCGCCCAGGCGGGCGTCTGCCCCGAGGACAAGGGCGGCGTTGCGGCGGAACTCAGCCATGGAGGCCCATGCCCCGAACATGATGATGTTGTGCGGGCCCCCGTCGATGAGCCTGTTGCGACTGCAGGCGCCCTCCAGCTGGGCCTGCAATCGTTCCTCGTCGACGCCGAACGCAGCGCCCAGCACCGACAGGCCTCCCGCGCTGCTGCCCACCAGGGCGCGAACCTGTCGACGCTCCTGCGAGAGTCGGCGGACGATTGCATACAGGGCAGCGGCGAGGGCGATGACGTTGGTCCCCCCGCCGGTGACAGCGAGGGAGACATCGGACGAGGAGCCGGCGATAGGGGAGGAGGCCATCGAGGTCACCCGGGGAAAGAGAGGTCGACGCGGCGCTTGGCGCCAACGGCGAGGAGCATGGAGCGGATGTTGAAAACGCGCGTACCGACGCTGGACCTCGCGGATATCTGCAGGCTGTTTAGGCCGGGCGCGAGAGGAACGTAGCCGGTCTCGGTGTAGTCCACCGTCGACGTCGTGTTGATAGTGCGGGTGTAGACCACCTCGGTGCCGTTGGTGATGTTGCGGAAAGTGATGGTGAGCACCGTCGACGTGCCTGCGCCGGCCTGGGTGCGATGAGAGAAGACCATCTGCTGCAGCGGGGCGAGCCCGTCGGGGCGTACTGCATGCGGGCGATTCCACAGCGAGAACTGGGGCAGCCTCACCGTCGTCGTACCGATGGCGCTGAGGTAGTTGCTTGGCGAGACGCCCCCATCAGGCTGCCCCACCCATTCCCACACCGGCAGCAGCAGGGCGGGACCAAACGGGGGCCCGCTCATGTCGCAGCCTATCTGCCCCTGCGGGTTGACCTCGACCATAGGGAGCTCACCGGTAACTGCGCTGGCCCCGGTGGCCAGCTCCCAAGCGAACCGAGTGCGCCCGACGAGCGACTGAGCGGTCTCGGAATAGGCGTGTGCGTGCGTCTGGGTCGCAGCGGCAGAGAGGAATCGACGAGAGAACACGCGCGCGGTCATGGTTCGATCCAGACTGCTGCGGCGAGCAGACAGTAGTTGGTGTCGGCAAAGACCCCGGCGGGTTGAGAGAAGAAAACCTGCAGCTTGTCTCGCTCGTCGCGGCGCATGTCGAGGGCGACCCCGGTGAGGACGGCCAAGTGCGTCGCGCCAGTCACCGGGGTGAGGGCTGCTGCAGTCGAGGCGGTCTCGCTGCCCATCTGCACCTGGGCGCGGACGTCGGTCCAGCCAGCCACCGAGGACTGCCCGGCAAGGACGGCCCAGCGCAGGACCGAGGACACACCATCGGGGACGTCGGGCATGCGACACCGCGCGGTGCCCAGCTGCTGCGAGGTGGCGGATGTCGGGAAGGGCGCATAGGCTCGGCGCGCAGCCTTCGAGGGCGTCGAGGATGGGTTCACCAGATAGCCCCCGTCGTCCTTGATGCCACCAAAACAGAGGGACATGATGGGGATGATGGGGATGGGCTCGGCGGCGAATGTCTTGCGGGTGAATGCGCGGAACCGGTCGCGCGTCGGGGAAACCAGCGCACTCTCGGTGTGGGTATAGGTCCGGTTTGTGCCCGCCGGCATGCCCGTCAAAAACTCCAGCAGCCCGTTGATGTTGCGGTCTACGCGCGACGTCTGCCAGCCCGTCATCCCTGAGTAGCCAAACGTCAGCGCAAAAACGGCGGAGTCCATCTGTTGAAAAAATAACGCCTGTGTCGCCGACGGGGCGACGACGGGGACGGGGTTGCTTGCGTCGCGAGTCGGCTGCAGTTTCGCCACCCCTGCCCTGTTTTTTCGCACCACAACGCAGGACAGCTCGGTGCTGTCACTCAGGACAGTCATGTCGCTGTCGCGCTCGCAGTCGAGAATGATTGTCAGCAGGGCGAGGCCGGCAGCGCACCCCGTGAATGTGGCCTCATAGGTCACCTGCCCAGCGGCGGGTGTGCCTTGCAGGTCAAGTTCAAGGTCAGCGCCGACAGCTGTGGCAATGTTTGACGTCGATGACAGCCGGACGCGAGGGTTGAACCCGTCGAGGAGGTTGGCAATCGTGACGTCGACGACGACCTCGGTTTCGCCCGGTTCGATGCGCAAAAAAAAGAAAAAGTTTTTCAGGTCGCCAGCGACGACCCCGCCGTTTTTCGCCCCGCCAGTGTCGAGGCCCAGCCCGATGCCCATGGCCTGGTTCACCCACGGGACTCCCAGCAGCGCACCTCTCCCGCTCCCACTATGGTCGATGTGGTCGGCCTCGGCGTTGTCGGTCAGCAGGGCGAGGGCGCCGGCCACGTCGCCCTGGGCGTTGGCGAGGGTGCGCTTCCAGGTTTCTGAGCCCGGGTCGATGTCGAAAATGGGCGAGCCCTCATAGGTGGTATTTTTCAGGACAGCCATCAGCGCCACCTCGTGCGGGCATTGTTCCAGTCGGTGAGGCCATCGAGCATAGCAAGGTCATCGGGTTCAAAGCCGTCGTTGCTCGCCACGAAAACGGTAGAGTACACATACTGCACCACCTCGCCAGCGATGACGGGCAGGACGGCGCCGGATAGGTCCTCGACGGTGATGTCCCCGACGTTGTTGGTCGCCGTCACCTTGATGTTATTGGCGCGCATGACGTTGGTCGTCGGGTTGTAGACATTCAATGCGTCGCCCACGCGAAACGACGCAGCCGGCGTCGACCCATGGCCAAAATCTGTCGTAGACAGGTGGAGCACCTGCAGCCCGGCGGAGGGGGCGTCGACGGTGGTGGCGACGCCGAACGGGGCAAAATGGTAAGCCGCCTCCTCGACGATGACCGAGACCTCCATCGTCAGGTCGGTCCAGTTTGGCGTTCGCTCCATGACGCGCCCGAGGACGGCCCCACAGTTGCCACCTCGAAAGTCGCTCACCGATGGAAACGACAGGCTCAGTAGGTCGCCCAGGTTGCGCAGCATGTGTCGGGCGTCGACGACGAAACGCAGGTACAGGGACCCGCCCCGGTTATCGAGCATTGACCGGCGCAGATCGGGCAAGATTTCGTCAATCATCATCGTAGGTCGAATCAGCGAACCCTCCCCACCGGTGGGGATTGGGTCAATCATGATGCTGCGAGACTCGAGAACGAGCGAACCCTCGGCAGGCGCGTAGGTAGCAGCTATCTCCTCGTCGATGACGTCGATGCTGGCCTCATACTCCCCGTCGATGGGGTCGTATCCGCAGTCGATGCGCGCGCGGCCGAATATGTTTTCCTCCGCGATGCTGGCCTTGATGGGCCCAATAACGTCGTCCTCGACAATGGCAGCGACAGCCGTGGCGCGTTGCTCCACCAGCGGTTTGAATGTCAGCAGCCCGGCGGGGGTAAATACGGCGGCAGTGTTGCTGTCGCGGCAGTAGTCGCGGACGATGTCGGCGACAGGCAGCTCCTCGTCGATGACCCAGGTCCAGCTGCTGGGGATGCTGGTCTGCGTCAGAGACGCGGTGTCTATCTCGCTGCCGGGCATGCCGGCGCCCATACGGAACCCAGGCCCACCCAGCGTCGTCGGGGTGAGCCCACCCAGCACATCGTTGGCCCCGTTGGCCCCGTCTCCCACAATCGACGTCAGCGCGTATTTCAGCAGCGCCGACGGCAGCCCACCCTCCAGCAGGACAATGTGTTTGACCCACTCGATTTCCAGCCGCTCGAGCGCAGCCGCGTTTCCTCCGCTGTCGTCGACCCACCAGGCGTCACTGAGCAGACGACGGCCCTGCTCGGTGAGGGCAATCGCATAGCATTCTATGATGTCGCCGGTGGCCCCGTCGGTGATGGTGCGAATGGGGAGGATGGTCCGGCCTGCGCCTGCGGACTGCACCATCAGGTGCGTCGGGTAGGCGCCCTGCGTGAGGAGTTTTGCCACCCCGTCGAGGGTGACAATGGTGATGATTTGGACGCCGCCGGCGTCAACAGAATACTGCGCCCGACTGCCGGGGGTTTTGATTTCCTTGATGCCGGTCCCGATTTTGCGTTTTCCAAACTCATCGCTCAGGTGGGAGCAGCGCAGCTCCCAGCGGCCCTGCCCGTCCTCGACTGGTGCGCGCTCCAGGCGATAGGTGCCCAGCGTCTCGGTCGTCGAGGTGTCGGGGTTGCCGTCGTCGTCGTCAAAGGTCCCCACCAGGCGGACCCGCCGGCCCAGGAATGATGGAGGGACGAGGAACACCGACGCGCCCTGGTCGGCACCTCCTCGATGTGACTGCGCCGGTGAGCCATAGGCCCCGCGAGTGCATCCGGTGAGGGTGTCGGGCCCAGTGGTTTTGCCGGTGTATTGGATGGTCTCGCCAGCGACGTAAATGACACCCGACGACGGCAGTGGGGTGGTGCTGTTGACCGAGATAGTGGTGGCGCTTTTGCTGGTATTGGCTGTCACCCAGGTCACGCGAAACGACCTGGTGGAAAACAGGCCGCGCAGGATGTCAGCGCGGTCTTGGATGACGGCGGTGAAACCCCCGCCGGTCTGGATGCGCTTTTGTCGGTCGAGAGTCGTGGTGCTCTCGTCGACGGACACCAGCATGCCTCGACCATCGAGGGCCGGTGCCGTCGGCGCCGTCGTGAGAAACGCAGCGGTGAGGTCGAGGGGCACCCCGTCGATGGAGACCGTAAGGCGGAGGGCCTTTGACGACGCTGAGAGAATGCGAGAGGCGAACGTCATGGGGTCACGTACTTCTGAAAAACCATGGGCCAGCTGTAAATCGGCGAGCCTGCGGAGCGACGAACAGGCCCGACGTTGGCTCGCGTCGGCTTGTCAGCGACCCACTGCCCGGCGAGGGCGGTCTCGACGAATGTGGTCGCGTTCAATCGCGCGAGCTCGAGGACAGCCCCCGCGCGGACATGACGCCAGAACGCTTGCCACGTTGCGTTAGGGTCGGAGGTGTTTGCCTCGGTCCATGTCCGATTGCGCGCGACGTAGGCCACGGCCCAGCGATAGAGCTGCCACTCGTCGGACTGCGAGCCGGGGAGGATGACACCCCCTCGCGTCGGAAGGTCGCCAAACACCTCGCCGGTCTCGTCGGGCTCGTCAAAGGTCAGCATGTCATTGGACACCCACAGCCCCGATGCGGACTTGGTGCTGACCTTCGGCGTTGCGTCGACGGCGGTGTCGACGGCGAACCCGAGTGCATGCATGGGGAACGTGGTCAGGAAACTGGCAGCGAGGATCCCGAACGTTGCGGCGCCGGTGAGCCTGGTGATGGTCGTCGTGGCGTTGCTCGTCGCCGGGTTGATGCTCGGCACCGTCGTCACCGAGTAGGTGTTCGTCGGGGTGATGGCCTCGATGGCGGTTTTGACCGCGAGGTTCAGCGAGTTGGCCCCGGCATCGCGCACCCAGTAGACACCGGGCGCGACGAGGGCGGTGTATGCGGTGCCGCCCTCGTTGACGCGGATGGCTTGGTTGGCTGTCGTGATGGTCACGGCGCGACGAATCAGTGGGTAGCTCATCGGACCTCAGGGCGACGGAGTTGGCGGTCGTTAGCGCGCTGCTGCGCATCGGTGACAGCGCGCGCGCCATGGTCGGCGGTTGGTCCCGAGGCACCGGCGTAGACTATCGTTACGTTATTGGACGTCGACCCATTGCCGACGGTCGCTGGCCCACTGGGTACCCCGCGCGAACTGGGCCCACGGTCACCACCGCCAGCACCACCTCCGCCCAGCTGAGTCGCCCAAGCGGCGCCCGCTCCTCCCATGCTCGCGCCCAGGCCCACCAGGGCGAGGCCACCGGCCAGGGGGACGGCACCGGTGACGTCACCACCCAGCAATCGGCCAGCGCCCAGGCTGGCCACCTTGATGCCCTCACCGACAACGAATGTTCCTGCCTGCGAAAGGATGTTTGCGCCCATTCGCTCCAACGCCTTTTCCTGCCCACCGATGACGTCGGTCATCAGCTGTGTGGTCGAGGAGGCGAATATCCCGATGGCGGCGTCCGCAAAACCTTGTTCGGCGGCAAGGAGTGCCGCGTTGGCGGCTTTTCGTTGCTCTCCATTTTGGACCGCGAACGCCTCATTATTGTCTGCAATTCGCTTTGCGCGCTTGATGGCGGCGTCGGCTGCATCCTCCGCCTTATCCTCCGCCAGTTGGTCGCGCTTGTCGGCTTTTGCGATTGCATCGTTTTCGATTTCGTTGATGGCAGCCTGCGCGCGGCTGGCCTCGTCAATGAGGTTTTGCGCAAGGTCGGCGTTTTCCTGCATCCGCGCAGCGGCGTCGCTGTCGCGCAACGAGTCGCCTTTCGCAGCTCTCGCGGCTTTTGGTTTTTTTGGCGCGTCGCCTGCCCCTACTGGTTTTGCTGCTTTGGCGGCGATTTTGTCGCGCAGCGTCAGCTCCTCTTCGAGGAGGGCGAGCTGGTCTTTCTGAAGGCCAACCTTTGCGTTCATCGCCGTCGCGTCCTCTTTGCTCACCCCGTATTGCATGGCGGCGATTCTCAGGCCGGCAGTCTGCGCGCGTAGCGATTGTATCTTGGCTACTGCGGACTCTCGGTCCGCCTTGACTGCGGCCTCTGGGTCGGCAGTGCGCCGAAGTGCAACGAGGTCCGTCTGCAGACGGTTTTTCTCAGCGCTTGCGGCGTCGATGGCCGCATATTTTAGCGCAATCGCGGCCTCTTCAGCTGCGTTTTGCGCTTCCCAGTGTTCGGTCAGCTTGGCCACTAGACCCATCGTTGCGACGAGGGCCAACCCATAAGGACCACCCGCGCCAAACGCAGCAGCCAGCTGCCCAGCACCCGCGACGAGCTTGCCGACTTCCCCGTTTTGGCCTTCCATCGACGACGAAACGAGCGAGATAGCTGCGGCCTGTTTGCCCAGTACATCGGGCATTTTCCCAATGCGTTGACGCAGCGTCTCATGCTTGCCTGCGCTCGCGCCGGCGGCGTCTCCCTGTTTCACCAGTGCCGTGGTCGCTGCGTTTGTCGAGGAGGCAAGTTTGTCCTCGGACCCGGCCAGCGTCGTCGCTGACTGATGCAGCCGCGCGAGCTCGGCGTCGGCCTGGTTGGCGTCGACTGCGATACTGTATTTCAGGTCGGTCATGATGACGCCCTCGCTGCGGCCTCAGCCGCGTGCTGCTCTTGTTCTTTTTCTCGTCGATATCCCAGCGCGGAGTCTACCACCCACAGCGCATCCAGGGCATCACCAGTCAGCGTTTCTAGGACACCCAGCCCAGACGTCGGAACACCACCGTGCAAGCGCCACAGCTCGAACGCAGCGCCCAGGTCGGGGTGCCTGCGCAGCCATCGGCGGGGGCAGGTGTCGGTCTGCTCAGGCCGGTCGGCAAAATGCAGGCTTGCCCCTCCCCCGTGGCAGCCCAGCATAGGGCGCCTTGAGGACGGGCAGCTGTCACAGACGAACGCGCTCAGGTCGGCAGCTGCAGCACGCCAGAGCGCAGCGCTTTTTTTGGGTCGAGGCTCGTCAGGAACAGGGCTGCGGCGAGGAGGTAAGGGGCGAGCCCGCATTCCCACAGCGGGCCCATGCCGGCGACATCGAGGACAATCGGCGCCGGCGCTGCAGCCCCGTACACCTCGACGCCTTCGATGGCCTGGATGCTCGCGCAGATGAGCGCATCAGCGGCTGGGCGAGAGTCGAAACCACCAGACACCACCGCGCGCCATGCGTCGCGGAGCTCGTTGCGTGCCCTCGCAGACAGCGCGCGCGGCGCAAGTTGAATGCCATCGAGGCCATCGGGCCTCACCCAATCACCGGGGTCGCGGGGAGCCGGCGCCATGGCCATCAGCCCGGCCTGGTGCCCGAGGGCGACGATGGCGCCGTCGGGGTTTTCCGCGTCGACCACGGTGAGCATCGCAGCGAGCCGCCGACGCTCCTCCGCCCAGTCGATATCGGGCGTCGACGGGATGCCCTGCTGCTCGCGCCATGCCCTGCGCATCGCATACTCGCTCGCGCGGGCCTCATGGTCCTCGCGCAGCACCTCGACGAGAGGCCGCATCGGGAGGACCGTGCCGGGGATGACGACGAGGAACGACATCAGAACACCCCGAGGGAGGCGCTGTCAGTGGCGGTGCAGGTGACGGTGATGGCTTGGGTGGCACCCACCGTGGCCATTGTGACTTGCGTGTCGGCTGAGCCAATCCTGAGGGCGAGGGCGGCACCAGCGCTGCGACCCACGACGAGGAGGACGTCGCGCGACGTCGACAGGGCACCGGCCCCGAGGGTGTCACCGGCGAGCGTGCGCAGCGTCTCGCTGCCTGCGTTGCGTTCCACACCGCCGCGCAGGTTGCTCTCGTTGCGGATGCTGAATGTCAGCTGCAAACCGTTGCCGCGCTTCTCCGCCTGGATGCCACCGGCGACGCCGTTCTCTGACGCCGGGGTGGTACGGGCCTCGTTGCCCGTGTTGATGGTGAGGCTGATGCTGTCAGCGAAAAACCTCTCGTTGCCAATCATTACGACGGCATTGAGCCCGACGATGGGCGTGCCGGCGGTGGGCGGCGTCGGGGTTGGCGCAGCAGGCGCAGCGAACCCGTCGACGTCGGACGGCGAGAACGCCCAGGTGGCGGTCAGCTTGCCGCCGGTGGGGATTGCGATTGCGCAGGACACCGGGGCGAGACCGAGGAACGTGGCGAGGAGTGAGCCGACCACCTCGACTTTCGCTCCCATGTGGATGTGGTTGCGCACCGACGCATCCCACACCCAGCGGGCTGCGCGGATGATGGTGGACGCGCTCGTCGGCGTGCCGGCGTAGCTGCGGTCGAACGTCGCGACTTGACCGGCGACACTGAACACCTGCCGGATGACCGGGCCTGCGGAGGTCTGGAACAGGAAAAACTCACCGGCGACTGGGGCGGTGCCGGCGGTCGTCAGCGTCGTCGTGGTGTGGCCCGAGGCTGCGACAGTCGGGGCTGCGCTCGTCGTCGCCACTGGCAGCGAACCAAACATCGAGGTGAGCAGATCGGCCTGCTCCATTTTGGCGGCCCACCCGGCAGCAGCCACGGCGGCGCCGTCGTTGGTGTTGACGCCCTTGAACTCGGTCACCGGCGCGAGGTCGGCGAGGTCGAGGGGGCCGTACAGGTGGACGAATCCTCGGCCATCGAGCGACGCGATATCGTTGCGGGATATCTCCATCAGGCGGCGAGGCATCAGCGACTCGGCCCCACCGGTCACCTGCAGGCGGCGAAACGTGACGGGCGCGGTGGTAAAATCGTTGACGTCGGCGTGAAGGCCAAACTGGACATCGAGCTGACGGAGTAGGGCGGTCATTGTGTGTGCTCCACGGTGAGAGGGATGACGAGGCGGATGATGCCGGGCTCGCGCTCGATTGTCGACGTTGCGAGGAGTGAGCCCGACTCGGCGAGGACGTTGATGAGCCCGCTTTTTTCAGGGCGCCAGTTGGTTTGGTCGAGGAGGTCGGCCATCAGCACGCGATAGTCGGCATGGATGTGGTCGTCCACCTCGTCACCACCGAGGTCCTCAGGGTAGCAGACGACGAGCACCAGGGCGTCGACGCTGCGGGTGAAACCCCCGTCGACTTGGATATGGGGGCCCAGGACCGACAGGGAATCGAGGCGAAAGTAGAAGCGGCGCCCGTCGAGAGGGTCCTGCCCCTCGGCGATGGAGACCCGACGAAACGACGAGGGGAGCCCGCGCGCCTTCGTTGTCGGGGTGGTGCCTTCGAGGATGCGTGACAGCTGGGCTTTGACCGTGGTGAGGCTCATGGCGCGGCCAGCTGAGGCACGTCGACGACGGCGAGGGTGCCCGAGAACACCGGCAGGTTGTTGGTGCTATCGGTGGCCCACACCTCGAAGACGTACTCGCCGGGGCGCAGCTTCTCGTAGTCGGCCTCGGTGAACTCAAAGGACCCGGTGCCCAGCGTCGTCGGGGCGTTGATGGTGGCGACACGCTCGAACCGCTGCCGGCTTGCGATGCACAGCGTCACGGTGAACCCGTCGAGGTCGAAGGCAGCGCCTGCGTCATCGAGGAGCGTAAACGTGGCGGAGCCGGTCTGCCCTCGTTTCAATCTGATATCGCTCATGTCGGTGAGGCCCTTGTAAAAGAGACGGCGGGGAATGCCCAGGTGCTGCGGACGACGCAGGCGAGAGTAGCATCAGCAGCGACGGTGCATACCAGGTCCTCTACTGACGGGGCGACGCAGGCGAGCGACGCAGACCCGGACACCGTGAACACCAAACCGACGACCGAGGGGGCGACGCAGGCGAGCTGCCCGACGAGAGGGCCCGGCAGCAGCGGTCCACCCGCGCCCAGGGCGTCATCGGTGGTGCCCCATGCGACCGTGCCCCAGCCCTCGGCCCATATCTTGGGGAACAGCTGGGCGCCGGATGCAGCGACGAGGACACCACCCAGCGCAATCGCGCCGGCGGCCTGGGCGACTGGGGACCCGGTGCCCGCAACGGAGACGCTGCCCAGCGTGACGGCGCCGGCGGCCTGAATCGTCGAGGTGCCCACCCCTGCGACTGAGACGGAGCCCAGCACGATGGAGCCCGACGCCTGGACGGTCGAGGTGCCGGAGCCAGCGATGGCAGCACCGGCCAACGTGATTGCGCTGGTGCCCTGAATCGTCGAGGTGCCAGCGCCAGCGACGGATACTGATGCAAGGGAGACCGCGCCCGACGCCTGAATGACGGACGTGCCTGCCCCATCGACAGAGACGGAGTCGAGGGTAATCGCCCCCGAGCCCGTCACCGCCGCAACGCCGCCGGACTGGAGCAGCGTCAGCAGCACGGGGTCACCTCAGCGACAGCAGTTGATTCAGCGTGTTCTGTGTCGTCGCAATCTCGGCGTCGACGCTCGCGGCCTGGGCAAGGTCGCCAATCGCCAGCGCCGACGAACGCAGCTGCGAGAGGTATGCGACGCGGGCCTGAGCCATTGCTATCAGTTGGTCGATTGTCATCACACCACCATACAGCGCAGCATGATATTGCTGGTATTGAGGATCATGTACAGAAACGTGATGTTGGTAGCGCCGTCGACGTAGCTCGCATCGAACATCGTGTCGCCAGCGATTGCGGCGCCTTGAGTGTACGTCATCGTCGTCCAGCCGATCTGCTCACCCGTGACGACGTTGTACCGAAAAAACCGGCCTGTCGCGTCCTTCTGCGAATAGATATAGTCGCCGACGTAGTTGTACTTGCTACCGACGCCAAACACCTCGGTAGCAGGCGAATAGGCCACAGCAGACAGCCATGTGTTTCCGGCGATGTCATAGCGGTCCAAGACGGCGCCAGCACCACCCCGGAACGAGTAGATGTAGCGGCCGTTTTGAATGGCGCTTTCGTTCGTCCATGCGGCGTCGGCTGACTCAAATATCCAGTGACCCGACATGCCGACAGCAGGCGCAGCAGCGCGTGCAGCAGCGGGCGACAGCGTCGTCCATGTGCCAGCGGTGATGCTATAGCGAAACAGCGTGACGGCGGCGGAGCCCATGTAATAAATGAAGTCGTCGTTGCCTTCCAACGAGTAGACCGACGTCGCGTCAGGCGCGGTGGTCCACGCCGCCGACGTCGTCAGCACCGTCGCCGTGTTGCTCGCAATGGTGCGGATTTGGCCGGCGCCAGTGCCCGACACGATGCGCACTTGCGATTGCGCCCACTGATTGACGGCCCATGTTTTGACCGCATTGGTCAACGTCGACGCGCCGCCAGCCGTTGCCGTGCCCGTTGCAAATTGCGTGTAGCTTGAGCCGACCCACGACGGGGTGCCAATGAGTTTTCCGTCGGTGCCGATGACGGCGGCAGGCGCGATGCCGTCGGTAGCGCCCGTCTCGGCAGCGGTCCATGTGTTGAGTGCCAAATCGTAAAACTTGAACACGTTGGCTGTCGTCGTGCCCAGGGACCCGATTGCATTGAGCACATACCATCGGGGGGTCAACAGGCGAAACGTCGTCGACGCACTGAATGCCGACGCTTGCACCGGTACCGTGATGACGGCAGCAGCACCGAGAGTGTTGCTCGCAATCGTCAGCGTCACGCCAGCGTTTGGGCCGCCGGTGATGTGGATGGAATATCCTCGGAGGTCACGCTGGAGATTCAACCCCGTCGTAATCGTCGACGTCGTCCCCGCTGTTGCAGTACCCGACGGACCGACAGAAGTGGCGACGCCACAAGCGCCGGCGCCGAACGCACCAGCCAAAGCGCCCGACGGAATCTGAACGAATCCATCTTCCTGTGGATTGTATAGGTAGTGCGCCGTTGCACTCGACATGAAAAGTTGACCCTGTTTGAAGTGTCGCGACGAGACGACGAACGAGCCCGCCGTCGTCGCGACAGGGGCTGGGCTGCAGAACTCCCAGCGTTTCAGGTCCAACAGTTTGCGATTGCCGTTTGTCGTCGCCATCAGGTCACCACGATATTTCTGCGCAGGGAATCAGCACCCATGCGCATCAGTGAGGGGATTTGCTCGGTAGCGGGGAGACCGCCGATTTGCGTTTGGTTGGTCAGCGTCGTGACCGCCGCCAGCGTTGGCAGCGACGATACCGCGACGGTACCTGCAACAGTGACCGTTTGACCGGTGATATTGACCAGCAGGCGCCCGAACGCATCAGGCATCGCCTGCCCGACGGTGCGCGTCATCGACTGCAGCAGCATGCGAATCGCGGCCAGTTGTTCGACGAGCTCACCCACGCCTTGAATCGGCATCGGGTTGGCCAGCGAAACGTCGCCATCGTTGACGCCGTCGGCGCCGACGACGACCTTGATGCGTTGATGCAGTGCGCCACCGATGTCGTCGGCAGCGATGATGGCGCCACTGCCGGGTGTATAGCCGACGTTATCTGGCATTAGACGTTCCCGTCGGTGATGGTCATCGAGGTCACCTGGACGGGTTGACCGCTGACGATGCTGAGGGTGGTCAGGTTCAAATCACTGCCCGAGGTAGCGCAGTCACCCTCGCAGACGTAGGCCCCGGTGGAGTCGACGAGATAGAAAAACGACGCGGTGCCGGTGTTGTTTGCGGCGGTGTCGGAGAATGGAACGGTGAGGGTGAAAACCCCACCCGTCGACGAGCCACAGGGGTCAGCGCAGACCAGCTCGGCGAGGAGCAGCCCCGCCGGCGCAGCGCCCTTGGTTCCGGGCTTGGCACCTGCGTAAATGTGCAGCAGGCCAGCGCCGGCGCCTGCGTCGATGGCGATGCGGATGGCATCGACGCGCGTGTTGCGGACACTGTCTGCGATGCGGACGGCCACGGTGTGCTCCTACAGTGAGATGAGGTCGAGAGCCCGGCGGGTCTCGCGACTGCGAACGAGAGGCGGGGGACCGAGTGAGGCGATGTCGACGGTGATGGCCTGCAGCGCGTCCATGGTCGTCGCGGCTTCGCATGCCTCCTCGGCAGCGGCACCGAGACGGCGCGCAGCCTTGACCCATTCTACCGCGCCGACGAGGCGGGAGAACACGTCCCCGTCAACGAGGGAGAAGTCGGCCCCACTGTCGGGGCGCATCGCCTGTTGAAGCTCGGCGAGGTCCATGGTCAGCAGCGTCTGCTCGCGCCCAGGGTATGCAGCGTCGACGGCTGCCTCGACCTCGGCGGTGAGAACAGCGGCGCGCTCGGCCTGGACGTCAATGAGGGGGCGCAGGATGGGGGTGCGGGTGGTGATGCCCGTGCGGACGTCGTGGACCTCGTTGACGGCAACCTCAATCATGGCGTCGTCCATTTCGTCATGATTGAGCAGCAGACGCCTTGCGTTGCCGTGATGACGCCAACCGCTGTAACAGTCGGGCCGGTGCTTGGCGGCGGGTACGATGCCGCGGCGAACCACTTGACGATGAAGATGCCGTAGGTCGCATTGCTGGCGTTTCGCCGGTGCCGCGAGAAGGCCGACTTGTACCAGGGCTTGCGCATCGTCACGGTATCGTTGACGGCGAATGCCAGCGCGTAGACGGTGCCCCTGGTTAGCGCCTGCGAGAGGCCTGTCAGCGACTTGAGTCCCACCCCAACCGTGCTCACTGTGCCGAGGATGGCGATGCGGGCGCCGAGAACAAACTCTCCGTTGACGATGCTGGCCGCGTACAAAGCGAACTGGCCTGACCCAGACACCGATGGCGCTGTGACGTCGACCATCAGGTCCGTCAGTGTCAGGTTCGCGTGACAGGTGAACGGGAGCACCTCCATGTCGTTGGTTGCCAGCGCCTGAGCCGACTCACCCTGAAGGAACCACTCCACCCCCGGGTACCCCCAGTCATTCCCGCCATCAGCACGCACACCAGCACGGTCCCCCGCCGCAGCTCCCCCCGCCCCTGCCGCTATCATTGCGTCGACGGCCCCGACGGTAGCGGCGTCAAATACCCGCTTGGTCCCTGCGGCAAACACCACCAGGGCGCCGGCATTGCTGGATGCGACGATATTGCCGCGCGTCAGTGTGCCGTCACCAGCGAGGGCGCCGACGCCAATCTCCCACTGCCCAGTCTGCAGCCCGTCGACGGTGACGCCCTCGACGACGTAGTACACTGGCACACCACCACCGGGCGCATACACCGTGTTGAACCCACGGAACCCAGCAGGCGCACCGGCGAGGGTTAGCGCGCCGGTGCCCGTTGTCGTCGATGATTCCCGAACGCGGTCAAAAGACATTGGGCCTCAGCGCTCAGCGGCGCAGCATGCGATAGCGCGCAGCGTCGCGAGCCTCAGGGCTGGGCTCGCGCCCGATGGTGCCGCCGGTCTGCGGTTCGGTGTGCCACAGCAGCGAGGCGGTGGTGTTATCGAGAAGCCTATCGAAGTCGGACATAATGCGGTCGATGTATGCGGCGTCGACGGCGCGCGACTGGCGGACGACATGCAGCAGGCACGCGAGGGCCAGGGCTGGGCGCAACACGTCAGCGTTGACCACGTCCTCAGGGTAGTACCCCTGGCGCAGGATGCGAGGGAGGAGGACGTGGTCCCACGCTGAGAGGATGAGGTCCTCGAGGGTCTCGTCCTGCCGCGCATGGAGGGACTTGATTTCTGGGTAGACGCGGACGAGCTCGTCGGCGGTAAGGGGGACCACCGGCAGCCGGCGCGCGATGCGAAGACTCTCGGTCCAGCTGACAGTCACGCCACCGAGGATGCAGCGGAACTGGACGATGGCGGGCCCGACGAGGTCGGTGTTTGCCGCAGTCAGGGCGGCGGTGATGGCCCAGCCGGTGAGGACGGCGGCGTCGCTTACGTTGCGGCGCAGGGGCTCGCCCAGGTAGACGCGCTCGGCGTCCTTGCGCGCGATGCTCACCACCTGGACAGCATCGGCATCGAGGAGCAGATACCGACGACCCACGACGACGTTGCTGGTGGTGGTGAGGTCCAGCTCGGTGTCACCCTCCTCGGCTGCAGCAGCCACGACGAGGGAGAGGGAGTCGACCGTGCCCACCGACCAAGCCAGCAACTCGTCGACCCATGGTGTGGCGGCGGTCGAGAACCGATACTCAGGGCTGGACGGCGCCGACAAGGGCAGCGGCCCGGTCGTCTGTAGACGCGGGAAGCTGACAACCGTCGACGACACAGCCCTGAGAATCACATTCACGCGATACGCTCACACTCGAGGACGCCCGTTTTCACGATGACGGTGTGGGCGCTGGTGCCGGCGTCGCAGACGACGGTGATTTCGTCGCCGGCGACGAGGTCAACGACGGCGAGCGCAGGGCCCATCGAGGCGTCGACTGCAGTCGCGTGGGAGGTGTCCGTCGACTTGAAGCCCTGCACCACGCCACCCTTGGCGATTTGGAAGATTTTGACGCCAGCGTTGGTGCCGGTGACGCGCGAGGGGGTGAACCCGATGCGATACCTGCCGGCCATCAGGGGGCCGACGACGGTCAGCTTGCCCGTCGCGGGGACAAACAAGAAACCGGGCGAACCGCCGGCGCTGGGGATGTTGTTTTGGCGCTGCGTGAACAACGCACCGACGAGGGCGACGGGCGTGCCGGCGGTGGCGACAGTGGTGGTGATGCCGGTGGCATCGTCGACGGCGGCCTGGAAAAACGGGTTGGGAGCCTGAGAGACGGTCATGGTGACTTCCTTTCGCGCTGCTGCCGGTCAACCCGGCGAGCGCTTTCGATGGCAATGGAGCGGGCTTGCTCGGAGGACATGGAGGGGGAGGATTTCTTGATGTCGGCTGCAACGATGTCGACGACGCGAGTCGTCACCGGCGGAGGGGGTTTTGGCTCACTCATTGGCGGGCGGCCTTTCCTGAGCGGGCGGCGAGGGACTCTAGCTGCGAGGCGAGGTTCTGCGAGGCGAGCATGCGGGCCTTGTTCTCCTGGGCCTCGTGCTCGCTGTTACGCTGGGCGACTTGCTTGGCTCGCAGTGCGAGCCACTCCTCGCTGGCCAACTGCCACTTGCCGGTGCGCCCACACAGGACGTTGTCGTCAAATTTGTCGTTGGGCCATGCCTTGGTCGGTGGCTCAGCGAGGGAGAACGCGGCGACTTTCCTGCCGTCGAGGTAGACCACCTCGTCGAGGATGCGCTCGATTGCCTGGCGCTGCGAGGTTTTCTCGCCGTTGCGGTCGAGGCCCAGGTCACGCTTGATGCGCACCCCGTCATCGTTCACGCAAAAGAACTTGAGCAATCGGCCACCAGGTCCAGGTCGTTCCATCGTTCGTCCTCGAGGAAAACGACGGCGCCGGGGTTGGCGCCGTCGTCGACGACGCTCTCAGCTGAGCGTCTTCTTGTAGCGCATGCGCAGGCCATGCAGGTCGGTGTGTTTGGCGACGACCCACTCCCAGCGCGAGACGACATTGATGATGTCGTTCTCGATGTGCCGAGCGAACTCGACGGAGGGGGTGTGGCCCTCGCAGAACTCGCCAGCGCCACGGATGCTGCCGGGCTCGCCGGTCTCACCGCTGCCGATGGCGACGAGCATGCCGTAGCGGTCGGTGCCGTCCTGGGCCTGCAGCGCGCTGTCGCAGGCGAGGACGGGCACGCCCATCCAGTAGCCGCGCAGACCGTCGGCCTGCGAGATGACCGACGCATCCCCGAGGGTGACGTCGATGGCGGGGTTGGACCACAGCGCGGCGAGGCCGGTACCCGTGCCCGTCTGCAGCACGTTGATGAGCTGACCGACGCCGATGTCGTCGAGGACGAAAGCGGCGTTCATGTTGCTCGGCGCGCCCGAGGTAGCGAGCGCAGTCACGGTGCCGGCGCGGTAGTTGGTCACGGCATCGAGCATGGCGGCGGCGGACAGCACGGTGTTGGTCGTGCCGCTGGTGCGGGTGAAGTCGTTGGCCATGTCAAGGGCCTCGACCTCGGCAGCGCGGAAGTGCGCGTCGAGGCTGAGCTGCACGGCATGCGCGATGAGGGCAAGGCTCTCAGGGTTGCCACTCTCGACGGCGGCGATGACCGACTCGCGCGTCGCGCCGGGCATGATGCGCCGGATCGCCTTCATGGTCAGTCGGATAAACTGGACCATGGCGGCGGGGGTGACGCTCACGGTGGAACCGTAGGCAATGCCGGCGGGGTCGCCGGGCTCCACGCCCTCGACGTCAGCATAGGCGGCGGCAATGGCCTCCTGCGTCGGGATCTTGCGGGTGAGGGATGCACCGCCGTCGATGTTGCTGCGATTGAGCAAGCGCAGCGCCATGTAGCGACGGAACAAGGGAGCCAGGGCGTTGCCCATGAGCTCGGTGAGAATGTGGTTCGAGACCGATGCGACGTTTGTGGTGCCCATGGCAACCTCCTTGGGGGTATGCGACTCTCGTCAGTTGCGCGATTTTGCGCCGTCGAGGGTCGACTTACGCCCCGCACTTTTCAGCGCGGAGGAAAAAAAAGCTGCGAATCCGGCGGGGTCTTTGGCTTTGGCTTCGGCCATCGCGCGGGGGTCTCTGATTGAGGCGGCGAAATCGACCGACGAGGCCGACGGCGGACCACCTGCAGCCCGAGGGGTGGCGCGCGTTTTGGCTGGTGCCTCACCCTGCGAGGACTTCAGCCGGTCCAACACCTTGGCGCGGAGGCCGACATCGGTGATGCCATCGAGCAGCGCGCGGTCGTCCTCGCCCAGGCCCTCGGCGGCGGCGCTGATGCGCGCGCTCTCGGCCTTCAGGTGCTGGGCCCAGCGCTTCGCCCCGTCGGCAATGTCGGCGGGGATTGCAGGGGCGGGGGGAGCTGCGGCGGGGGATGCCGATGGAGCCGCCTCAGCTGCAGCAGCAGGCGCACCAGCTGGTGCTCCAGCCACAGACGCACGACGCGCGCGGAACGCAGCCAGCGCCCCCTGGGCGCGCGAGGCAGCAGGCGCCGGTGTGGCGCTCGCGGGTGAGCTGGGCTCGGCACCCTCGACGACTGGCGCAGCGACGGCCTCACTCATGCGCTGACCTCGACGTCAACGTCGGGCGAGCCCTCAGCAGCGGCAGGCTCGGCGAGCGCGAGGGCGTCCTCGATGACCGAGGCGACGGCCTCCGCGAGGTCGGGGTCGACTTCGGCGACGGCGGCGACAACGGCTGCGGCGTCGTCGATGACGAGCTGCGCTTCGGGAGACATGTCGTGTTCCATAGTCGCAACGGTAACCTTCTATGTAACGGCTGTCAAATGGCGTCGCAATGCGAGGGTTAGGCATTGAGCAACGGGGGGCGGCGGCGCGCGGCCTCGCGGCGCAATGCAGTTTCGCCGGGGCGAGAGACACCGAACCATTTTCTGCGAGGGTTTTTGCCGGCGCCGAACTGGTGCCACTCCCCGAGGAGGTTGTGCGGGGGCGCGCGTTTTTCACCCGCGCGCTTGCGGCGGCGTCGCCTTGTAGGGGCTCGTCGACGCGAGGAGGTACCAGTGCCGACGCCGACGACGACGTAGTCGTCGGTCCTTTCGACGACTTGGACGGCGCCCACCATCCCGCCGGTCATCAGCAGGTCGACGGGCGATGGGTTGCGCCCAAGCGCCGCGCGGGTTTTCTCATACTGCTGGGAGTAGCCCTCGAAGGGGCGGTTGTCCGTATCCATGCCGGCCTCGCAGCGCTCGCGGATGTGCCCGATGACGAGCGAGGCCAGCAGCTCGGCGACCTTTACTCTGTCAACGCGCGGACGAGGAGGGGATGGGGATTTGGTCAGGCTCACTCGACCACCCTATACCCTCGGTCGATGGCCATGGCGCGGGTCATCGGCTGCAGGTTGTGCCGGCAGTTGAACCCCCCCAGGTAGACGGACACCGGGGTCGGTTGCCCGGGGTTGCTGAGGCGGTCGAGGGCCTCGACGGTGTACACCTGCGAGGTAAGGCGCGAGTGATGCTCGCGGCAAAACAGGCGGGTGATTGCGTCAACGGGCCCACCGTAGGCGTAGACCATGTCCTCCCCGCTCATCTCGGCGTCGAGGATGGTGATTTGACGTCCCGCTGCCATCGTCATCGAGTCGACGGCGGATAGCGAGCCCGCGCGCGCCCCACCCAGTTTCAGCTGCACGTCGTCGATGAGGCGAGACAGGTCGGCGCCCGAGGTGGTGGCGACTCGCGCAGCACGGGCCACCTCGTCGGCTGCAGCGGCCCACGTCGCGGATATCTCCTTGATGCGGTCCTCGGTGATCGCATCGAGAACGCGCAGGACGTCGGGCTCCATAGTGATGCCCAGGCGGCGAGACTCTCCCGTCGCGGCGGCGGCGCTCGCCTTGGCTGCCTCCTCGGTGATGAGTCCGCCCAGGCTCGCGATGCGCCGGCGGATTTGGCTCACTACCGCCTGATTGTTCTGCGTCGCGGCCAGCGTGGCCTCGCCGGGGCGGGTCTCCATTTTCAGCAGCAGCCGGCGCACCTCACCCTCGGCTGCGGCGAGAATGTCGCGCAGCCGGGCAGCCACAGCGTCGGCCTGCTCACTCCCCTGCGGCATCGGTCACCAGGTCGACAGGCGCAGCAACGGCAATGGACGACGAGACCGAGGCCCTCGGCGCCGGCGGGGCCTGCATAGCGGCGAGCATGGAGTAGCCTGCCTCGCCGGCCTTCTCGACGGATGGATACAGGCCAATCTCGACGACGTACTGGGCAGGGCTGATGGCGCCGACGTCGAGGTTGGTCATTGCCCTTTGCTGCTTGGCGGTGGGGTCCTCGAAGACGACCGAGGGGGCGAGGACGGTGCGGGGAGTGACGGCATCGCCGAACGCTCCATCGCCCCATGTGTCAACCACGTCTAGGACAAGTCGACAGAGGCGCTCATCGAAACGGCGGACGGCCTCGCGACTCTCGCGCAGCGCGAGTTCGTGCGGGAACTTGGCGACGATGCGGGCGATGCCACTCTCGGCAGGGCCCGGGGTCGCACTGTAGGCGCTTGCGTCATTGCCTCGCGCGACGGCCACCGCGCCCTGTTTCTCCTCGATGCTGACCCGCATCTGCTCCAGGGCGGGGGCAGGGGATATCCACGACGCGGTGTCACCGCTGCGCAGCTTGATGAGGCTGTCGGGGGCGACGCCGACGTCGTCCTCATCCATGGTGTCGCTTGCAACGAGCAGGTTGCTGTGTCCCTGCAGGTCGGTGACGTGCTCAAGGTTGGCTCGCGAGGTGTTGAGCTGGTCTGCGACGAGGTAGCTGTCGCGCTCAGCAGCAGGCCACACACCACCGTCGCCGGGCTCCAGGCGGAGCAGGACCACCGGCAGCACCGTGCCATCATACTCGCGCCACACTGCGCGCTCCTCGTACCCCTCGACCCAGTGCCCCAACTCCCACGGGCCCCACACGTCGACGATGCCGTCCACCTCGGTGAACAGCCGGCGGTATCCCAGCCACCCCCCGTCGGCCTGTCTCAGCGCGACGAATATCAGGGCCTCGTCCTCGGTGGGGTAGGACGGATGCGACAGCGCCAGCACGTCGTGGGGCCAGTAGTGCTGAGCCACCGCGCGCCCGTCGGCGTCGCCGATAGGTGGCATCCAAACGACATGGATGGCGGTGGATTTGACGCCCGTCCTCGCGCGTCGCTCACACTCAGGGGCCACCTCGGAAACCCGGGCGTCGTCGATGGCCAGCGGGAATGCCACCGCGCGGGGGTCGGTGTCGGGCAGCACCTCGCGCGTCGCGCGGAGAATGAGGGAGCGGGTCGCCTCGTTTTGATAGCAGCCCGAGTCAGCGCGCGCCCACTGCCGGATGTAGGGCAGCGGGGCGATGGGCATGCGCGCGAACGACAGGGGGTAGCGCTCGCGCAGGGCCGCGCGGATGACTTCGCCCTGGTTGCCCAGGTACCGCTGAGCGAACGCTCGCGAGTCGGCCATCTGGCCCGGGGGGCGGCGTTCCTTCTCGGCCTTCAGCACCTCTTGTAGGGGTACTCGCACCCAGGCGTCGACGCCCATGGCCTCGGCGGACTGGGCAGCGGCGGCGCGGATAGCTGCGACGAGGGTGTCAGACTGCGAGGAGAAGAGGTCCATGCCCAGCACAATAGCAGCCCAGCTGTCAACGGCCTAGCGCAGCACGTCGGACAGCCGCTCCTCGCGCTCCTTGACCTCGACAGCGAACGCGACGGCGGGGTCGGTGGTGGCGTTGACGCGGTAGCGGAACACCGGGGAGTGCCAGAAAACCCCGTATCCGAGGGCGTCGACCGGGCCCGACAGGTCGTTGCGCGGGTCCTTGTTTTTTGAGGGTGCGCCTGATGGGTCTCGGCCTTGTTGGGTGATGGCGCGCGCAAGGAACGGGCAGGCGGCCTCGTCGATGGTGAGCCGGGTCGGGCGCTGGCCCAGGGCGACGTTGACTGCGAGCACCCGGTCCTCGACGTCGGGGTTGCCCCTGGTGCTGTAGCGGGGGCGGAACCCGTGGGAGGTGAGCACGGTGGCATGTGACCCGAGGGCGCCCCGGTTTCGACCGCTTGCGTCGCAGGGTGCGGACAGATGCATGCGGCGGACGTCGTCGGCGTCGACGCGCTCGCGATGACGGCTGCGGCGGGTGAGGTAGTCGGCGATGTGAGAGGTCACCCGGGCAGCGTGCTGGTCGGTGTCGACGTCATAGCCGACCATCTCGAGGACGACGTGGAACCGGCGGGTGGAGCGATGCACCTCGACGAGGTACCAACACTGCGCCCCGACGTTGAAGTCGCACCACATTTCGAGGTCGACGGGCTCGTCGGGGTGGATGCAGCGAGTGCCGAACGTGGTCGGGCGATGGAGCCGCCGGTACACCAGACCGCCTTTCTGCTGCCTCACCCCGTCCAGCTTCTCCGCCTGCTCGGTCTCGTCGAGGACAGCCCGCTGGGAGTCGAGGTAGTCCTCGCGCAGGTGGTGCGCGTTGCCCGAGGTCGGCAACTTTACCACCGTCGTCGACGGCTGCGGGTGTTTCAGGATGAGGTCATAGGCCGGGCCAAACCCCTCAGGCGTGCCACCGAGGACGAGCTGGGTAACGGCGCCGGCGGTGATGCGGGCGTTGATGGTTTTGATGGCCTGCGGGTGGCACAGCTCCCACTCGTCGACGATGGCCGATGACGAGGTCAGGCCCTCGGCGCTGCGAGGGTTGTCGAGAGACCGGCAGATGATGCGGCGAGGGTGCCGCCGGTAGACAGTCGCGGTCTTGTGGTAGGCGTTCCACGAGAACGCGATACCCATCAGCCCGCACACCTCGCGCAGGGTCTCGACGAATACCTGCTCCACCATGGGCCAGGTGGGGGCACCAAACACCACCGGGCGGGTGTTCCGCCTGGCGAGGTCCAGCGCTTTGCAAGCGAGGCCAAAGGTTTTGCCTCCTCGATACCCACCCTCGGCCACGATGATTCGAGAGGTGACGTCGTCGACGATTGCTATCTGCCCGTCGTTCAACTCCAGGCTCGCGCGCTTGACCTCAGCCGTCACGCTTCACCCTGGGCGTCCAGTCCGGAACGTCGGTGTCGGCCCCGTCCTCGACCTCGACCGGGGGCCGTGGTCGTTTCTCAGGTCCGCCGCCGGCCAGCGAAAGGAGGTGCATCACCGCGCGCGCGGAGGTCGCGGCGAGGGAGAGGTCGGTGCGCCATGCTACCGCGAGCAGCTCGAGCTCATGGACGTAGTGTGCGCGGTTGCCGGCGGCCAGGCGCTGGATGTCGTCGGCGGCCTCGTCGAAAGAGCGCCCGTCCTCATCGTCGTCGACGACGGGCGCGCGCGGCGTCCATGCGTCGCCGGGGACATCGGCGGTGGGTCGGCCCTTGGGTGCGGGTTTCGCGCCCAGGTCAAAGATGTCGCGTCGTGACGCCATTCTGCCGATGCTGCCACATTGCGCGCGGCATGTCGCGGCGCCAAAAAAGACCAGGCCCCACCCCTGCGGAATTGCAGAGGCGAGGCCCACACGCTGTTGCTTAGGCTGCGCACCTCGACGGTGACAGCGCCGTCACCCGAGGTCAACGGGGGCGGCATCACCCGGCACCGCGTCCCAGGCGGCGAGAACTTGGCGCATAGCGAGCGTCGGCTGTCCATAGCGGGCCTCGTCGACGACAGCCTCCGCCAGCTTCAGCCTCGCGGCCTGCGCGACGACTTGGACCCCGAGGGCCCACTCGCGGTCCTCGGCCTGGGCGAGGGCCTCGGCCTGCGGGTCGATGTTCGCGACGGGCATCACCTCGATGCGCAGCAGGGGGCGGGTGTCGTGGTCGGTGCTCGCGCGGGTCCGGCCCGGTTTCTTCGACTTGCCGGTGACGACGGCGGGGGACTGCAGGTAGACCCAATGCAGCCGGTCGCTTGCGTCATCGACCCCGAGGAACTGGGCGACGGCATCGCGCGGGGCCTTGAAGGCTGCGCTCAGGTTGTCGCCGTCGAGGGGCGTGGACACAAAGGGGCGGACGAGGGTGACGCGCGCGCCCAGCTCAGGCCTGCGCAGCGACACCGGGTCACCTCGCCAGTCACCAGCAGCCAGGGCGGCAAGGGTGGCCAGGCGCTCGGCGGCGACTCTCGCCGCGCGGACCCGGTGGTGCTCGCGGTTGTTCTGGCCTCGCAGCAGGGTGACGTCGATGCGGGCGGTCAGAGTCGGGTGTGTCGTGCTCATCGGTCCTCGCGGGGGGTGAAGGAGTCGAGGGCGCGCTGGCGGCGGCGGGAGCGGAGGGCATCGTCGACGGCCTCGCAGGCGGCGACGACCCCGAGGGCACCACCGATGGCGATGGCGCCGACGAGGGCGATGAGTCCGAGGGTCATCGGAACCCCGGGCGGCGCCACCGGCGGGGGATGATGGGCTTGGCGGGCTTGCTCATGTAGACCCCAATGGCATCGACGACGCGCTGCTTGCGGGCCAGCTCGTCGGCGTCCGGCGGGGGCTGCAGCTTGTCGGCGGCCATCGCCACCTGGCACACCGGGCACTCCTCCTCGCAGCGGTCGGTCGGCTCGGTCACCCCGCACCGCGAGCAGGTGTGGACCCACCTGGGCATATTGTCGTCGGTCATGGCTCCTGCCCCTCGATGCGGGCCCAGGCGGCGAGGGCTTTGTCTGCGTGCCATTGGATAGCGGAGTCCGGCGCGGTGCGGCTGCTGTATTCGCGGGCAGCATAGTAGCGCAGCGCCACCGCCAGACCCTCGGCCTGGGCGAGCCTGCGCTCGCAGTGCTGCAGGCGGGCGAGGGCAGCGGCAAGCAGGATTCCGGCGGCGGTCTCGCCGGAACTGGTGCGCTCGCGCTCGATGAGGCTGCGCAGGTGGCGGAGCTGGTAGTCGGTCAGGGGTGCGGTCATGCGTTACGGCCCTCGTTTTGTTCAGTGGTTGTTCATGTGGTGCTTTGCCGCGACGGCGCTGGACAGGTGGACAGACTTGGACAGGGCGGTTTTTCAAAGTCTGTCCACGGTTCTAGCGCTTTGCAAAGCCTTTATTTTCTTGTTCTGGACAGACTGGACAGACTTTTCCCAAAAAGTCGCTCTCTGAAAAAGAGCCCCAAAACGGAGGTGGGGTGAGACACTTCTCGCGCTCTCTACGCAGCAAAAACCTGTAAAAGTCTGTCCAGTCTGTCCAGCCTGTCCAAAACGGCTCCCTGATGCCGGTTTAGCCTGGACAGACTCATATTTTGACATCTGTCCAGTCTGTCCAGTCTGTCCATGTATATAAAAGCCAAAAACCGCTAAGCCCATGGATCTTCTACGTTCACGCTCCCCGAGGGCGATATCGACCCATCGGACGATACCCCCGAACGCAGCTGCAGCCCTTGGTAGCGGCGCTCGCCACTGACTTTGACGGCCGAAAAACCGCGCGACTTGACTTCCACAAAGAAAGCATTTTGGCCCCCTGCGCTTTCGCCTCTTTCCTCGCACCAGGTGCGGAACGCGCGCCACAGCGCACCGGCTGGGCAGCGGGCCATGGGGGCCTTCTCGGTCCTTTCCTCGAGGAACTGGCCCACCCGGTCGGACTCCTCGCGGTATTCGGCAGTGGCGTCGACGACCTCCTGCGGGGGGGTGAGGCCCAGCTGCCGCCAGTCGAGGGACCACCGGACGATACGGGCGAGGAGGCCGGGCAGCTCGGCGTGGATGCGGGCCTTGAGCCCGAGGTCCTCGCGGCCGACGAACGAGACGCCAAACGGAATCACGCGCATCCGTGCCCACAACGCCGGGTCCCCACCTCGAACCCTGGGCTTGTAGTTGGTCTGCAGGAACATCTTTTGGCTGGGCGTGAACGTAAAAAACTCCCCGCCCATGTAGCGCGCGCGGATGCTGTCCCCGCCGCTCAGCTTTTTCAGCATCCCCTCGTTCAGTTTGTCCGTCGGCCTGAGCTCGGCCACGACGCCCATCCTCACCCCCTTGAGCTGGGCAAACATGTTGGGATGTGGGTCAGACCTCGACTCGATGATGACGTCGTTGGGGAGGGCGGTGGCATAGGGGCCCAGGGAGGCGAAAACGGCCTCGATAAACGTGCCCTTGCCATTGCGCCCGGTCTGACCCCACAGCACCGGAAAAAAATGTTCGCGGATGACGCCGGTGGCAGCGTACCCGACGCACCTCCCCAGGTACTCGCGGGTCTCCTCGATGGGGAGAATCTCAGCGAGGAATGCGTCGAACACCGGGCACTGCGCAGCGGGGTCGAAGTCTACGAGCACTATCTTGGTGCATAGGTCCCGGCGGTCATGCTTTCGGAGGGTGCCGGTGCGTAGGTCGATGGTGCCGTTCAGGACGTTCAGGATTTCGGGGTCCTTGTCGAGGTCGGCGGACGAGACCGCGATGCCCTCCTCGCTTGCGGCCAGCGTCAGCATTGCGGCCCGCCTGGGCGCGGCCTCGCTGCGGTCGGCATGGCGGCGCAGCTTCAACCCCTCGGTCTGGTCGGCCTCGGCGACGGAGTCCACGCGCCAGCTGCGTGCGACAAGTTTGGTCGCATGCAATGCAGCGGCGTCGCCGTCGAGGTCCCAGCATGACCCGGTCCAGTGCATCCACCGGCCAGCGTCGACGAGGAAGCGAAAGTCCTGCCCATGCATGCGGACAAAGCGCTCGGCATTGCCGCTGTCGGTGAGGTAGTCGGCATGGCCACTGGTGGGTGGTGGGGCAGGCGTGACGACGCGCGAGGTTGCTGCCTTGCGGGCTTCGAGGATGAGCCCTTGCAAGGCATCGCGAGTCCCGCCTGCGCTCACCCAGTCGCAGGCGTCGGCGCCCTTCATGTTCATGCTCGTTTCGATGAGCACTACCTCGGCAGCGACCCCGTCGAGGACTTGCATGATGCGCCCCATCGCGGCCTTGCCAACCTCGTCGTTGTCGGGCCACAGGGCAATGTGCGCGCCCCGAAAATGCTCGGCGAAAGCAGGCGTCCACGTCGTCCGCTCACCCTCTCCGACGGCACCAGTGCCACCGGCCCACGTCGTGGCGACGACGCCCAGGGCGACGACCGCGTCTGCTGCCTTCTCGCCCTCGACGAGGACGACGAACGCCCCGGCCTTGCGAGCCTCGATGAGCTGAGGGAGGCGATAGGGCAGCTGGGTCTGCGCCTTGCCCGGCATGCCGTCGGCGAGGTGCTGGGAGTAGGACTTTCGCTTGCCGTTGCTTTTCCCGTCGCGCCCCCTGCCCGGTTCCCATCGTTTGATGGTGTAGGCCTTGCGCCCAGCGTCGTCGACGTAGTGCCACTCAGCGACGACGCGAGGGGCCTCGTCGGCCACCTCGACGAGGGGGATGCCGGTCATCGTCGACAGCTCCATGATGGCCTCGGCGAACCCGACGCCCCGCTGCTTCTCAATCATCACCAGGGCGTCGCCACCGGCCCCGCATGCCCTGCAGATGTACAGGCCCTTCGCCTCGTCGATGTCCAGCGACGGGTTGCTATCCTGATGGAACGGGCACACCGCCGAATAATGCGCCCCGTGCTCATGTTTGACGCGCGCGCAGAACACTCGCGCCACTGCAGCCATGCTCGCGGCCCTTTTGACGTCGTCGACGGACTGCTTGGTGAATCTCATTGGTCGGCCTCGATGCGCGCTGCAGTCGTGGGGCAGCGCGCTGGTGGGTGTGTGGCGGGGAGTCTACTGCCGGACGAAAGACGGGGCGTCTAGCGCAACGCCCCGTCCTTTGTTCCGTCGCTGTCTGTTGCGCTATGGCTGCGCAATCTTCTCAGCGAGCATTGCGCGCCGGATCTCGTCTCTACGCTCGGCGGCGCGTTGCCTCAGTCTGCGCGAATCGAGCAAGCGCCGACGCTCCGCCTTTTGCTTGTCCCGTTCCTTCTCTGCGGCGAGGTTCAAGTCCAGCGCTGGCCCGACGAGCTCGTCCTCCAAGCACCGGACGGGCAGCGCCGGCGGGCGGAGGGTGTCGTCGTCATCCCACACGAGAACCCATCGGGGGCTCATGCGTCACCCGGTGGTGCTCGGTGGTGGATGAGGTGGAAAAGGTCCTGCGCCGCGACTTCGAGGTCGACCCGGTCAATGAGGGCCAGCGGCCGGCGTCCGTCGACGAGCAGCTGAATCCACCATTTACCCGTTGGTCCGCGCACCACGTTGGTCGCGCTGAGGATGCTGCCTCGCAGGCCGGCGCGCAGCTCCAGGGCGGCGAGTGTCACGACGAGCTGCGGGGGCAGCACGCGATTGTCAAGGGTGAGTTGCTCAGGCATCGAGGTCCCCTGCGTCTGCGACGTCACCGGCCTCGTCCTCGACGGCGGGCTCCTTCGCCTTGCGTTTGGCTTTGGCCTTCCCCGCTCGCGGGGTGAGATGCAGGGCAAGCCACGCGGGAATGTCCTCGCGCTCCACCGTCGCGGCCATGCCGGCGGCCTCGCATGCGGCCTCGATTGCATGAAGCTCGGTTTCCAGGCGGTCAGCGTCAGCGCGGGCCAGGGCAAGCGCGCGCATCGTCTCGCCCTCCCCGTCCTCCAGAATCTGGCCGGTCAGCTCTCGCAGGGCCTCAGCGACGACGATGATGGCGGCGGTGGGGTTGGCGTTGTCGGCGAGGCGAGCAGCTGCCACGTCGACGGAGCGCATGCTGTCAATCAGTTCGGTCACGGCCTGTCGCAGGTCCCCGTCCATGTCGGCGAGGTGGTCGGCCTCGGCCTCGGCATTGGCCAGCGCGGCGGCGTTGGCCTTGCGCAACTCGTCCTGCGCAAACTGCAACTGGCGACGGAGCGACTCCATCTCGCTCGCGGGCCATGCGGTGTCGACGGCGATGATGTGCGCGAGCAGCTGATGGATGGTGTCGATAACCTGCACCTGCCCGTCCTCGACGACGACGAGGTCGTCGATGACCCCGCGCTTTTCCTCCTCGAGGATGGTGCGGATATCATCGAGGCCGACGGCCATCGAGGCCGGGAAGGGCAGCGAGGGCGTGGCCAGCTGACGCTGAGCCTCGGCCAGCTCGGTTTTCAGCGCGTCGACCTGGTGGCCGTGCCGACTCGCGGCGCTGATGGCAGCCTCCTCCAGGTCGGCGAGGACATCGCGGGCGAGGCGGGCCCGGGCGCGGATGCGCTCGCGGTCTGCGTCATGGGTGACGATAGGGAACATTGACTCGGTCATAATGTGTGCTCCTGGTGGTAGGTGTCAGCGGGCGATACGGGCAGCGACGGCAGCGTCGACGATGGCGCGGGCGTCGGGGATGACACCGGCGATGCGCGCAATCATGTCGGCATGCCGGGCGAGGGCGGCGTCGACGTCCTCGGTGCCCTCCAAGTCGGCGAGGATGGTGGCCAGCGCGGCCTGGGCTTTCGCGGCCTTCTCCTCAGCGCTCGCGGCCTTCTTTGTCGTCGGCGCCGTCGTCGCCAGCGGTTTGACGGTGAAGGGCTTTCGCGAGGCCTTGCTCGCGGTGAGGGACATCGTCACCGCGCGGTCGATGTGGCTCATATGACTGATGCGGATACCGCCCACAGTGGCGCCACCGAACGCGACGGTCTCGTCGCGGTACAGGGTGAGGGAGCGCCCGACGTAGGCGGCGCCGTCGCGGCCCCAGCAGTGGACGAGGACCCGGCGCATCGACTTACACGGCAGGTACGGTTTTCCGTTGTCGCCCTCGAAGCACAACGCGATGGGTTGGTCTCCCTGCCCGGTGCTGGCGCGGGCTTTGACGGCGGTGAGGGTGATGGCGCGCGGTCCGACGATGAGGTCGTCGGCATTGAGTTGGTCGGACTTGGGGGCGATGGTGGCCCCGACGTCGATGCTGGTGGTCATGGTGCGTGCTCCTGGTGGTCGTTGGTGTGTGCTGTCTCGGTGCTCAGATATTGATGCCGTCGTCTCTCCTCTCGGTGGGAATCAGGCGGAAGTCGGGCGACGCCATTGCCTCGACGATGCGTTGATACTCCTCGTCGAGGCGAGCATGGAACGCAGCGGCGGCGTCGACGATAGCGGCGAGGATGACTGGGTCTGGGTGGATGCGCAGCGTCAGCATGGGCAGACCGGCGGAAAACGAAACGAAATCGCACCAGCTGCGCTCGCTGACGAGGAGCCCGGTCTGTACCTGCAGCAGGTAGTCGTCGGGCATCACATTCGCGAGGATGGTCTGTACCTGGTATTTCCCTCTCCGTGATTTGACCTCGACGAGCCCGTCGGCGCCGACGAGGGCGTCGGGAGAGTAGCCAATGGCAAACCCCCAGCGGTCGTTGGTGATGAGACCCACCCTCTCGATAGGCGCATAGTTCTCCTCGTAAATGTCGAGTGCCTCACCCTCGTCGGTGTGCCCCCTCAGCATGTCGTCGGAGACGAACGACGGTTCGACGTACTGGGTCAGGCGCTGGGCGAGCAGCTCATACAGGT